TATTCTTAGGGCCATAGTCCCTATGCTTACTCAACAACAAGTCAGACAGTTCCTTGACTGTGTTGCTCAAGTGCACCTCTAGATGGACTTCACGTGCAAGAGCGGGATTGCTAAGGTTACTTTCAGCAGAGCGCCGTCCTTCAACACCGACTCTACTGGTAATCCTAACCCCGTTAGATACTGAATAATCTGCCATACTTCTTCATTCTCCATCTTCGAGTAGCTGTTTAAGTTCTTCATCAATTCCCACCATACTAGAGCCAACAATCATATCTTCAATAACTTCAAGCACTGTACCTGGGTCTGTCTCCGCTGAGAACAAAGTCATGTACGTGTCTTGCGTTATCGTTCGTATCTGTTCAGGGTCATTAGCATAGCGATACATACAACGTAACAAAGAACCAATCATAAGGCGATAGCCATTAGGCAATACCAATGCTGGGTCGAACTCTTCATCATCTTCAAGCAGATGGTCCGTTGCTTCAAACACATTATCAAAGTGCTGTCCACATTCTGGACAAGGATTAATCTTATTCTTCATTAGTTAATCCCATCTTCTCTTTAATAAACCCTGCGCCATACTTGGTGTATGCCGAATTAACATCTTCTCCGTCACCGAATCCAACGATAGTGACTGGCAACTCTCTAGCCAAACTGTTTGCGAATTCCCTACCTGGTCCATCACCATCTGCGAATACAAAGATTCGTTCGAAGTCAGCAAGCAATCGTGTGTAGTGTTTCTTCCAACTGTTTGCACCTGGTACTCCAACACAAGGTATGCCAACACAACGAGACATAGTAAGTGTATCGAGTTCACCTTCGCATACTCCAATCCAATCACCTGCTCGTTCAATATCTAACACGTTATACATCTTTGTGTCAGCTCCTACCATACCCATATACTTTGGTTCAACAGCAGGATTAAGTGAGCGAAAGCGAATGTCAGAGATGCCAGTCTTAGTAATGTAAGGTATACTGAGTCTGCCTAGATACTGTTCATGTCCTGGTTCAGGCTCCGCGACTACGCCTAATCGTGCCAACCGTGCAACTTCCAGAGTTATACCCCTGCTTCGAAGGTAACCTTCTGCCTGATAGATGCTTTCCTGGTACTTTTTGGACGCTATGCCCAAGAGTTCCTTCTGCGAATTTTGCAGCGCCACGTATGTCACACCCTTCTTGTTGTGCTATGATTTGTAAACTGTTTCCTTGTACACCACATGCAAAGCATACGAATAAGTTCTCGTCTAAGTTAGCTGTACCTGATTGGTGTGAGTCACCATGAAAGGGACACTTAAGGTTTGCTTGCCCATGGTCACGACGTATGCTGGCACCGTAGTGCTCTAACACAGCCTTGATACTGGGCAAATCACTCACCGAAAACATCTCCTAATCTAAGTACTAAATACGAATCTGCTATTGACTTTCCTCTAGCCTTGATAAGTACTGCTGGTAGGACCGCTTCACGGTCGATACCCCTTGCTTCTGCATAATGCGTTGCTTCAATCTGTGCTTCTTTTGTCCAACCACTAAGGTCAATGGCATTGCCTGCACCTGGTGCTTTGCATTCGATAACGCCAATGCTTCCAAGGAAGTCTTTGCGGACAACAACGTCGCCCTCATCTCGTGCACCTGTTCGAGCAAGTCGTTCACTATCGTATCCATTTGCTCGAAACCAGTCTCGGATGTCTGTTTCGTACGTCGCACCTCTAGCCTTGTGACTCTTGCGTGTCGTCATTTGTAATCTCATACTCTTTAGGTAGTTCGAACTTATCAATAACTAAACGTAATCTATCTTCATATTCTTTAGTCAAAGCAGATACTGCATCTTGCCAACCTTGAACATATGCATCCTGCTTTAGTTGCTTTAATGTATTATCTAGTAACATTATTCTTCCCATTCTCCTGTTATATATACTATCGTACATTTGTGACCACTTTTAGTTACATAAGGTTTTTCACGTTCACTAAAAGTCATAGGTCCTTCATAGTTGTAATCACGTTTAGCAATCCACATGAGGTCAGCGTACACATCATCACCAAATACTCTGCGTGTAGCAATTGTCATGCTTGTTTCAACTGATTTCATTATACATTCTCTGGTATATCATCAATGAACATGTACTCAGGATTGAAAGCAACCCAAGTCATGAGTCCTCCCCCTGCGTCAGCTCTACCGTATCTATTCTTAACAGGTGCAACACCCATAGAAGTACCAACAACGCCGAGGGTGCATATAAGAGCAGGAAGTTGAGCAACCTTACCCTGAATAGCCGACCGTGGTTGACACGGGCTACCTTGGACAGCCTCCGAAGTGTGGTGTAGTACAACCACTGCAGCGTTAGTCGCTCTCGCAAGATACTTCAACTCCTTCATGATTGCACGCATAGATGCAAACTCTTCGCCACCATCAGTGGCTACATCCATTAAGTTATCTACTATAATTAAAGTTGGAGGACAACCCCATAGTTCTTCGAATGCTTGCACCTCTTCATCAATATCTTGAAGTGTCGGTGCTGATTCGAATGACCAAACAATGTGTGCACCTTTAGCAAGTGTTGCCTTGGTCCAACCATGGTCTGTATTCATCAATGATTCAACGTCTGTCTGTGACTTACCTGAAATCATTGAGGCTAATCGCATAGCCATCGTGTGTGCGTTGGTATCTGCTGAGATGTAAAGTGTTGGCACCTTCATCTTGAGTGCAAGTGCCAGTGCTAGTGTGGACTTTCCGACTCCAGGTGCTGCTGCGAACATCGAAACCTCAGAGCGCCTAATGATAATCTTGTTACTTTCGAATGCCTTAAAGCAACTAGGGAGCGGTTCTCCACCAATACTGGAACGACCAACTGAGCGGACAAGTGTACGCATCCTTCATCATTCCCTTCTTTGTAGAAAGAACGCAGCCACTTCTGTGGTGTACGTCGGTAGCTGCGTTCCTTCATTAACGTTTTAGTTTACTGGCTTGCACTGGTCTGGAGTCCCCTGTGGGGTTGGGCATGCCCAGAAAGCGTAAGGCTTCCCACTCGCTTTGCTCACTCCCTGTCGGAAGATTCTCGCTCCGTGTACGCACGTCGGGCTCGCTTGTCCCGTTGGTGTAATCGCGCTTGGCGGAGGTGTAAGTGACGGACCCTGCCCCTGGCTGGGAGCGGAGTAAGTGGATTGCGATGTGCCTTGAGTTGAAGGCGTGGTCCCCAAAGGGGCAGCATTGTAGGCACCAACAACCAATCGTTGCACTGCTGCAACTTGTGTTGAGTAGTCGCCAACACCTTCAAGCAACACGCTTAGTTCGTCAGCGGTATTAGCACGGACGTTAATCATGTCACCAGCAGGTGTCTTGTATGATACTTGCAGTTTCCATTCTTCCATTTGTTATCCTATCTTCGTTGAGAACTGACAGTGTGCTGTCAATCCGCATTTATATTGGCAGTTGTTTGTGTTCGGTAAAAAGATTCCAGCTTTACGAGCCTTGTCAAAACCTGCAACAAGGTACTCAAGTTTATCCTCTGTGTACTGCTCGAGGCTAACAAGAGGTGACACACCGTGCTGACGTGCCATCCAATAGGTCCCCCACTTAACATCGATACCAAAGGTCTTTAGTAATCCGACCTTGTAGAACCCAAGTTGTAGTGTATTGGTTGGTGTTTGCTGAGAGGTTTTTAAGTCGACGATAACCAGTTCGCCATTGACTTCAAACACCCTGTCAAGAATCATCTTGACTGGCACGCCAGCAAATTCAGGTAGCATCGCTAACTCAATTGCTGGTACGCCTTGTGGTGTCTTCCACAACTTCCAGTTAGGGTTAGCCTTACGCCAATCAATGTACGCCTGTACCCATTGAGGTCCAGTCGCTTGCCAAAAGTTAACATCTTCCTTCTGTGGGTTAGCCTTGGTTGCTCGACCACCAACGCGTGCATTGGTCAGGTCCTTGTCACCAAGTTCTTGTGCCCAGGCTTTCGCCCATAATTCATTCTGCATTTTCTAAGTCCCACATTTCTGTAGCCGCATGAAAGGCTGAGCCACCCACTGACCAGACTGATGGTTCCTCAGGAACCTGCATGAGTCGACCAAGGTAGTACTGATAACCGCAGTCGACATAGGTACTGAACGCTGAGTAGCTCACGTGTTCAGGTAGTTCGTAATCTCCAAGTTGTATCATGAGATAACTATAGCATACTCAGGCATCAGTGCCAATAGGCATACCTGAACCGCTTACTTACAGGGTCAGATTCTGTGTGTATAATTAAATATATATACTATATAAGGGAGCCTTTAAGGGCTCCCATATATTATATATAATAATATATATTATACTATAGGAGATACTATGTTAGAAGTTTTTTTTGGAGTATTGTTAGCAGTAGCAGTACGTGATGTATACCTAGAACTGATTGAGCGATACAGACAGTACCGATTCAAGCAGGACTTGAAGGCCATGGGTGACCTACTTGAGGACTTCGAAGCCGACGATGACGACATCAAGTAGCATTTAGAAACGACAAAAGACCCCCCAACCTAGGGTGATTACCTTAGGAAGGGGGGTTTCTTGTGTCTATGGGCCTGCTAGGGCCCTTAAATGGTTACTCTTCGGAGCCTAGTCCGTATTCAGTCTCAGTCTTATCTGCCCATTTAGCCAGTGGAGCTGTCACTGCACCGATTAGGATAGCATGCTCAGGCTGCATGTCCATAACAAGGGCTAACCCCATAGTCACGGCTGATGCAAGGACGGCACGTAGATAGGACTTGATAGCAGCTACTTCTTTCGGTCCGAAAAACTTCTTGATTAGTTCTTTCATTTGTTCTCTTTCTTTTTTGGTAGGGGCTTTAGTCTTGATGCCGCTAACCTGGCTTGGTCAGCAGTCTTAAACACTGGCTTGTCTAACCATGGGAACCATGGGGAGTCGTCGTTCCCACAGTTATCCTTGATTGATATATGTAAATGCTTGTTGTGTGGATTGCTACCAGTGTATGGCTTGTCGCCTCGTCCTGGCATCCATATCTGACCCTTGAAGATTAGATATTTGACACGCTTGTCCTTCTTCAACTCCTCATAGATTTCATGGCAGTCGATGTTGCGTGCAGGGTCATGGGTTAAATCAACGGCAAGACCTGTGTTATGGTCTGAATTGGGGTTCTGTGCCTGATGTGCTTTCGATGGCAGAAGTCCATCGGATGCTTTCGTACGAGATGGCGAAATCTTTGTGGCTTGTCGAAGGACAGCAATAGCGGCAGGTGTGGCTTTCTTGACTACAGGCTTCATTGGTCATCTCTTTCCCTCTTGGATAAATAGTTGATACAAAATCTCAACCTTTTGTTCCAATCTTGTGACAGAATCTTTGAGGCTTGAGCCTGAGTTAGGCTTGAGTTCGTTAAGGTAGTGCTTGACTAGCCACTTAACGGCACCAATAAAGCCACCTATAATT